TTGAATTTACTGTTATATTGTTTGTTGTGATTGTATTTCTAACAAGAAGACTTCCATTAGATATTACATTATTTGCAACATAAAGACCTGTGTGAGTTGCTCCGCCAGCACCACCTCCGCCATAAATGAAAACAGTATTACCGATAGAAAGGTTGCCTGTTCCTGATACTTCAGAACCAAGAACAATATCTTTACCAACAGCAATATTACTTTGAAACAAAGCACCATTTGCAACTGATAAAGAAGTGCCTGGTGATGTAATAGACAATACACCAGTTGACGAAATGGTAAATGTTCCGCTAGTTTTATCGTAATTACCAGTTTCAATTTGATTAAGTGCATTCGCCGCCAAATTGGTCTGGATGCGCCATTCATCAATCGTATTTGTTCTTGTAATATTATTGAGTGCCATTATTCTTTACTCTGTTTCAGCAATGCGTTTAGTAGGGACTTGATTTCCTTCATATCCGAAGATAATTCTTCTACCTGATTCTTCAAGTTATTTATCTCATTATTTTTGCCATTCATCCTATCAGCAAGTTTTTTCCTTGCTTCATTTTCAATCAAAGCATTCCGCCCCGTCATCAACAGGGCGTTTGTGCCAGTATCTTTAATGTAATTGGTACCTTCAACTTTCACAAGCATGATTACTCTGCTGGAGTTGCGATGATACGCAAATCCTTAACACTTGGAACAATTGCTGGATCGCTTGAAGTCAAAACAATCTTAATAGCAAAAGTCTTAAACGAATCATATGTTACACCATTTGTTCCAGTATAAGTGAGTGCATTTGTTGTAGCCGATGGGCGATATTCATATTCACGGAAAGTATCTGGATCTGGTGATGATGTTACCGTAGGATTAATACACACCATTTTTTGATATGGTCTATTTTTAAATTTAGTCGCATCACTATCCGATAACACTTTAAAGAATACTGAAACTTCCGAAGATCCAGGTTTGTTTGCGCCAAGGAATACACGCAAATCACCAGCATCATACCCATCAGCTAACTGAACTGGCTTAGTAATGTAACGTGCTAGACATGGACCACCAGAAGAATCATATTCGCTATTCAATTCAATAGTTGCGTTAGATGTAACTGTAGATGAATTGCCAGTATCTGGATATGAAATAGTAAAATCATCTAGGTATCCAGATCCTGATGATGTTACATAAATTCCAATAACATTACCATTACCATCAACTCGCACATTGGCATTTGCTCCAGTGCCAGATGTACTTGTAATTGTAATTACGTTTGCATTGCTATATCCTCTGCCGGTTGCGGTGATAGTGAAGTCTTCAGAATTAATTTCTGCATTGTCAATATAGTTTTCCCATATATTTACAGAAGCGGCTTCCATTGAAAATATTGGAGAAACAGCATCACTTGTTGTAGTCATTTCCAATTTCAATGTAAAATCATTCGCATTGAACATTTTCTTTCTACGATATCCAACTTGATACAAATCATCATCAGAGAAGCTATATGTTTGTCCCGATGATAATGTTCTGAATGATGATTCTTTTGTTCCCGAAATCGTAGTTGTAGCAATACTATGCGTCAAAGATGTAACTTTTGCATCTGGTATAATTGGTTTTGTAAGCAATCTTAATTTGTCATAGTTTGTGCTAGTTGACAATGCTTGATTTCTCAAGTAATATGTCGCAGTACTATTCGTTGTGAAAACACAACGATTTAATCTAAACATCAAGTCTTCATTAATAAAAGGAGTCCATTCTGCGGTATTCTGTGATTTATACAAAGTACCCATGTATGGCTGTTTATCCACATACTCATTGTTGGTAGTTGTTCCACCTTTTTCGGCTTCCCAAACAATATATTCCTGAGTATCAGCTAAAACAATTAACGCATATTGACCAGGTTTTAAATATACTGGAAAACTAAATTCAAAATTAGTGGATGTGCTTGAATCAGTAACACTTGGCGTTTCCGATATATTAATTTGTGATGGATATTTTGTTACCACGGATTCTGGAAACCAGTAATCTGAAGATGGAAATCCATTTACAGTTGGGCGAATTTGTAGCGTCACTGGCAAATTACCATCATCCTTTGCTTTAAAGAATAAATCAACACTACTTAAGTACAAACCTTGTGGATATGTAACTGGATCAACGAAGAATGTTTGTGCAAGAGGATCAGTTCCTCCTACCTGATATGTTGATAATAATTCTTGTCCTGCGGCTACTGAACCAACTAGTCTATCGGAAGTTTGTATACCAACAATTTTTCTATCAACATCAACATTCAATACAGTATCAACAAGAGTTGTTTTGTTTACAGTTAAACCGGTTGCATTGTATGTTTTATCGGAGAATGAAATTGAATCTGCATCATACGTATTATTAAAAGATTCGGTAATACGGAAGTTTCTTTCGCCAGAACGGAATGTTGCTTTCGGCATATAGAATGCACCGCCAACTTGTCCAAGTTTGTTAGACATGTTTGTGCCAAAACTATAGACATATGTTCCACCAACATACGCAGTTGCTCCACTTACTGTAGCAACCTTTGTGCTGGTATCATATGCTGTTACAGTGAATTGTGCTCCAACTCCTTCAAATGATGAAGTTGAGCGAATAAGAGTAATTGTATTTCCAGCTATGTTGTAAGCTGGCGCATCAGAAGCAAGAGTAATTGTTGTAGCACCAATTCCTCTTGTTACACCGGAACGATGGTCAGTCACGGAACTTACTGTATAGTATTTACCGCTATCCAAACCATAAACATATTTACTAGAAAGTGGCTTACCAGTTTCATTAATAATAGAGACATTGGCTGAACCGGGCTCACTCACAACAACAAATCCAGCATCAAAAGAATTTCCACCAGATAACAGACTTACTAAGTTTGCGGTCAAGTCTGCAATAGTATTTGCTGTAAGAATTGATTCACCCGAAATCAAAGTTGTATTAGCATTTAATGTAACTTTGTTTGGCACTACAATGTATTTGTTAACATCGGTATTATCAAAGAAAGAATACATTACTGTTGAAGGTCTCATTCCATCAGAAGCAAAAAGAATTTGCTTTGACTTCATGTATGGTTGAATAGCTAAGTCTGTAACAAAAGTTCCTACATCCACTTGTGAGGTTGAAGTCGTAATTTGTTTTTGATTTAATTCTGCGCCCTTGGTCAAATAAGTGTTATCATTAACGGCCGCATAAACACCAAAAGTTCTTCCTCCCAAACCAACCGTGGTTTGTTTAGTATAATCTGTTTCTTTGAGTGTTTTATACCACTTACTATCGGCGATTTGTGCAAAAGGACTATTTCTATCATCAGCCCATTGTTTATTGTTGTCTGCGACATACTTAAATGCATCATTGATAAAATTGAAAGCATTATCAATACCCTGAGTTGAGTTTAAAGTAACTCTTGCTGTAGAACCAGTATCAACATCTCCAGTAAATTCTGGGAATAATTTTGTTTTGCCTTTGAAGTTAGCAAAAGTTGCATCAGCAATCGCTAATGATTTTGTTGCATAAGGTTGTTTTGCAAATTCAGTCGTGCTATAAGAAAGCATTAACGCTTTTTTGGTACCAGCGCCAACAACTTTTGTTGCTCCGGTGCTCAATGATGTATTAGCCTCCAATGCAACAGTTCTCATTAGAGAAGCTGGATATAATCTTCCTGCATCAATCAAGTTTCTATTATCATAATCCACATCCGAGAATGTGGCTTGTGAATCTTTTGATGTAAAGTTATCAACAAGAATACCATATTTTGAACGCTCTAGACCATTGTTATCAAGAATCTTTGTTGATGCGGCATCTTTTTCCAATGTTGTCAATGCAACATAATACTCAAGTCCGCGAATTCTATCCTCAAACGCTTGAATGTCGCTCATAGTATATCTACGATGATTCTTAAAATCTGCGCGGATATCTTTTACGCTTTCTGTGTATGCTGGAATATACAGAGTATAAATCAACATATCTTTTGTATCTACTGGAGGAGGTACTGGAACAACCGCAGATTGTCCCTTTAGTACTCCAATTTCTCTAGAAGATTTAACTACAACTTGGTCAATTCTTGGCAAGAAATAATCATAATCCATTGTGATATTTTCCAATGGCTCAGGATTCAATGCTCCAGACAACGATGTTCCACCCACAGCTTTGGATGGTCTAAAGTCAAATGCGCCTCTTAAAGAAATAAGTTTTTTATCTTCTTTATTATCAAACTTGGAAATATCCGAATAAGAAATATTTGAACCTTTTGAGTATGAATCAACATCAAATAATCCTGCAAATACGGACAAGTTTTTAAAGTATCTATATTGCACAAATACTTTTCCTACGGGCGCAGAATAACCACGTTTCAATTTAATTGTTGCATGGTCATAATGTGTTTTGCGTTGACCGTTGTCAAATTCATAGTTTGATGTGATATCATTGGATGCAGTTGTCAGCATAGCAGATGTTACATTTGATCCTGTATTTTTAGAATCATAGATACCAATAATTTCATACACATCAGGAACTTGCAAACTAACTACTTTTCCTGGTGTTCTTAAATCTGTTAACACAGCGCCGTTATCAAAGTTAGTTGCGCCGATACTTTTGAATACCGCACCACCTGAAAAATATGTTACTTCGCCGGATGTATTTGCTGAATATAGAACAGTTGTTCCTTCAGTTCCAGCAGTATTCATTTCATAAGGAATCAATGAATGTAAATCTGTTCCGCCTGTAATTGGTACTAATTGTTTACGCTTTGTGACACCAGTTGAGCCATCTTCTGCATTATTGATTTTTGTAGTTACAAGCAAATCAACTCTAATAGCATCACTTACAGTTTTCAAATCAACTTCAAATGATGATGTTGAAACTGAGGTAATTGTGAAGTTATTATTTGATAAGCTAATTGCTGTATTAGGAGCAATACCATATTGAGTATTACTCGCACTATCTGAACGAACAAAACAAATCATGTTATTCAGAATCAATGAATCCGAAATTGTTCCTGATCCAGTTGAGAATGAAAAAGTGTCTGAGCCTGAAGCGGTTACAGTAAATTTACCACCAGATGTTATCCCCGTATATTTCTTTCTTACTTGAAAATCCATATTGCTAATTGTATTAGCTTTAATCGCCTCATATGGAGTTTCAAAAACAAGACTTGTTCTTGTTGGTTCACTAATAGAAACAAATCCTGTAGTTGGATCTTTTGAGTCTGTATCAACGTTGCCCGCAAATTGAATGTATGTTCCATCACTTATAGTTAATGATTCTGCATTTTTAATGTCGGATTGAATCGTAAAAGTATTTGATCCTGGAATAAAAGTTAATGATGATGCTAAATTAAGAGTTACAGTATTTGAACTTGTAATTAGAATTGGTGATAATGAAGCGCCAGAACCATTGGTAATTTGAAAATACATGTTTGCATATGCATTTAATGGCAAACCAGCATTGAATGCGGTAGGAATTGCAATTGTGGTAGCAGATGATCCAGCTGCGGCTAATGTTCCTGTAATTGGAACAGTATTAGCACCAAATGTATTTACAGTAAATGTGTGAGTATTACCAATGTCCGAATTGTATGCATCATTGTAGCGAATCATGTTTGCATAAATTGTACCAATTTTGGTAGAATTATATGTCGCAGTTGTTGATAAACTTATATCTGTAAATGGAACCGAATGGATATCCAAAGATGGGAATGAAGTAATATCAAGTGTGCCGCGAACATTCGCTAGAACCAAACTACTTTCATAATTTGTTGGTAAATCAAAACTTGAAACATTTGAAACATCTCTTGCTCTATCAACTTCAATAATTGTTGGAGCAATAGTTTCAAACTCATAACCACTCACATACGCTTTACCTGGATCCAAAACAACGTTAAATTTGCCATTAGCACTATCACCTTCTTCAAGAGAAACGACAAATGGATCCACCGTATAGTTTCCAGATTCATCATGTGTGCGGCGAGCTAAAGTTTTTTCAATTTCACTATAGATTGGATAATCAATCTCTTTTGTTTTTACACCATTAACAAGACGAACAATTTCAAAGAATGTTGAAATATCAGCAGAATCTAATGTTCTCTTTGCTAGAGAAGTTTGAATTGCATAACGTTCAGCTCCTGGTGCTTGATAGTTAAATGCTCCCTGTGCTGGATCCAATAGGGATGTATCGTCAATTTCATCAACAATGGTTTCGGTAAATTCAATACCGATTTTGTATGATGGGTTTAAATTAATTGTTGATGTGTTATATCCTACACGATAAAAAATTTCAAGAATAAGATATTGTGGAACTACTTTTACAAATTGTCCTTTAAAGTAATATATACCTTCTTGTAATTTAGCTATGTAAGAACCGCCAACAGCCAATGTGGATCTTAATTGAGCATAAATTTCTTGACCATAAACACGAATTTCATCCGATTCGGCAAATCTTTCGCCACTTAAATATTTTAAAATAAGAATAGGATTTGCCGTTGATGTGTCAATTGCAATAACTTTTGCTCTAATTATTTTTGATGAATTATATGAAACGACAGTCTTGTTTAGAAATTGTGTAGCATCAACGTCCAAGTTATTATACTGAGCAGCCAGAACAACATAATTTGCTTTAGTGTCTAATGAAACTTTACCACCAACAATCGGACTACCACTCTTAAAAATGTGATTACCAAATTTTTCAATTTGGTTAGCTAATATAGTTTGTAGCTGTGTTAATTCACGGGCTTGAACCGAATATCCAGGACGAAACAAAACACGCATGAAGTTTTTATCTTCATCAAAATCATCATAATATGGATCGTAGTTAAAGGTAGCAGTCATTTATTCCTCGTTTAGAAACTCAAAATGAAACGAATTCGTTCGGTTTGGGCTGGGTCTCTTGTAATTGGCAGTTTATCTGATATGTATAATATCTTTCCAGAGTACAAATCAAGAGTAGGATTTGTAACTGTGTTCACGATACGAATAGCGCCTGTTTGTAGACCTCTAATCGCTTGATTTGTTTGTAATGTTCCACGAACATTGTTTAAATACAATAAATTGGGTGTTTCACTAAACGAAATTACATCAGCGGTAAATGTTGCACTTGCGTATGTTGTTCCTTGATAAACAACTTCATCGTTGTTAAAGTCACCAACACCTGGCGAAACTTTAACAAGAGTGTATAAAGAATATTTTTGTCCGGTAGCTAATGTTGTTGTATTATATAGATATGGATTTCGTAAAATGACAACTTCACGGAAATCATTATCCACAGGTAATACTCCACCCTCATCTTCGTCAAATTCCACATTAAACATTATTGTGGAACCACCCAACTCATAAGTCGGTTCATATCCATGTCCATTATGTGGAGCAATTGAGACTTCAGCAGCCGCTAATGTCCCTATGCCACCACTAACATCGGTAAAAGTTAGATTGGCATAAGTGTAATAATTTCCACGGTTTTGGATAACTATATTTTGTATTTTACCACCTGAAACGTTTGCCTTTAATACTGCGCCTGTTCCATCGCCATCAATTGTAATGATATTTTGTACAGTACCAACTGTGTAGTTATTACCAGAATTTGTTACAGTCACAATATCAATTGAGCCTGGTTCGGCTGCGGCTCTTACAAACTTGTTTACTGATACAGGCATCCAATCATCAGTTAAGAATTTTTGTTTCTGTACAGATGTTAATGTGTACATATACTTCCACTTATAAAAATCGGAAGTCTCAACATAAGGTTCTTCTAGTGAAGTTGTTGATAGCGTCAATTCTGGTGATACTGTAGAAGCTGTGCCTGGCGAAACATTTGAAAGACACTTAAAAACTTGATCCTTAGAATTTATTATATAATAATTTGTGTTGGCTTCATACGTATTATATACTGTGTTGGACGTCCAATCATTTCTAGGAATAACAAGAGATGCATTTTCCAAAGATATTTGTTTCGCAAGAACCCCACGTTTGTAGTAATCATTTATAGCCGAATCCGTTTCCGCTGGAGATCCTTCCACTTCGGTTCCTGAATTCCATGGTAAATGTCTGCCAAAAAAAGCATACATATAAGATTTTTTTTCGGCGGGCAAATATGCATTTGCTCCCAAGTCCAACTGATTATAGACTTGCTCTGCCATTAAAATTTTGAAATTTTTAGTTAAGAGTGCTGACATGTTTCTATTTATCTAACTTTTTGAATGGTTGCGCTCAAATTGCTGCCGTTTGATGTAAATATGCTACTTGCAAAAATAGTATTTGCATTTCTAGAATTCGCTCTA